TACCAATTGTTATAACTGTTATTGGTTGGGCTGTGAAAAAAAATTTAAAAAAATCGATCATTGTATAGATTTATTCTCCATACAATTATAACCAGTTTTTTTGATTAATGCAAATTAAAGAATTTATATCCCTTTAAAATAATTTTGCTCTATTAATCTTGGTTTTCCCATTACTTCTTGATTATGTATCCATTTAATTTTAGTATCTTTAATTAATTCTTTCGTAAAATAAAACCAAGCAAAAGAAGTGGCTCCGGTTGGTATTAAACCAGATGGGTCATATTGTGCGCCAAAAAGTGGTCTCCTTACAAAAGGAAAACAGATATTTAAATGAAAATTATTAATTCCTTCTTTATACCATTTAGCATATCTATCAACTCCATGCAAATAACCTAAAGGCATCAAAAGAGATATCGTTTTTTCAGAAACTTTTGAACATTTATCCATGAATTCAACTGATAATTTAAAAGGTGGATTTGTAACAATATGATCTACTTTGCAGTTTGTAGGATATTCTTTTAAAAAATCTTGTTTAATAATTTCATTATTTCTTGGTTTAATATCACATTGCATAATATCATTATAATTATATTCTCTTAATATTTTTGTTATATCTCCAGAGCCAGCGCATGGCTCTAGAAAAGAGTCGTTAGTATCAAAAACAATATTATCCAAATATAATCTTGTTAATGCATGATATGTTGGGAAATAATCATCATGATTGTTTTTATTTCTTGCACGAAAATTTTTACCCTTATTTTTATATTTTTTACTCATTTAAGATCCTTAAAAGAAAAACCATTACTTTCTATTAAACATTTTGATATTTTAGCAAATAATGATTTTACCTCTCTTATTTCATTTTTACGTTCAAAATTATTTTCTATTTCTTCAAAATCAATATTAATAAGTATTTTAAGACAATTAATAACTTCATGTGGATCAATTAAATATTTTTTTTGTTTATAATAAATCTTAAATTTTTTCATTATAATTTCCTTGTGTTTTAATTATTTTCTTTTAATTTTTTACGAATTAAAAAGTTCCATCGAGATGCAGCAAAATTTCCATTCCAATATGATGGTGTACCAAAACCACATTTTTTACAATATACTTTTCTATGTTCATCTGAATATGCTCCGGAATTATCAAAAGGATACATAATAGAATTTCCACCACAAAAACATTTTCTTAATTTCATAATGTCATTTAGCAAAAATTAATATCTTTGTATTTTCTTCAAAGCCAATATGACATTCTAAATCATTATCAATATATTTATGCATAACGACTCTATATTTAATCAATTCACCAGAAAAACAAAAATCTGCTATTTCTAAACATCCATTCTTAAAATTTATTTTATCAAAAAATAATATTTTTTTTATCCATTTAAAATCTTTAATAAATGAGTAGTCGATAGTTTCTTTTTCCTTTAATTTATTTTCAAACTCTTTAAATTTTTCATCTATACAATCCGCACATAGCCATCCATACATAGTATCGATCATAGCACAAAGAATATCACTTCCACATACTTTACATGTTATTTCTTCTTTTTGTATATTCATATTCATATCCTTTTATTTTTTTGTACGTATTACTATTGTTTGTTCACAATCTATATCATCGCTTAATTTTTCGCTGTATATATAAAAAATATCCCTTAAACACATTTCATTAGGGATTTCTATTCCAACATAAACATTATTATTATATTCTTTAATGGCTTCTTTTAATTCACCTATTGTCATTATTTTTCTCCATTTATTAAAAAAATGTCGGTCTTTCCCGACTGTCATTCGCTATGTTCCGAATGTCATCTATCTATGGCTAGCATCATTCCTGTAGGCTGGTACTTTTATAGTGTTCGGCAACCTTACATTCAACCTGGTTCACTATCTGCAAAGGTTTTATGTCCTCAAAACCTGCTAAACGAGACCCATCGACACTTATAAAAAGATTAAATGGGATTGCCACCGGCTGGAATTGAACCAGCGACTCCGCAAGTTGGTTAGGCTGCTCGCTCTCCCACTGAGCTACGGTGACTACTTATTATTTTTTGAAAAACTATGAAGGAAAATAGAACCGCTGCAATCAAAATTTTTTAATGTCCATATTAAAAATTTATCTATATTAATTTTACCATATTCCATTTTAAAAAAAAAGATGTTTTTTTATATTTTTTAATATAATATCTTTATGTGTTTCAATAAATGTTTTTGGTAATTCATAAGGTTCACAATCATAAGATGAAACAAGAAAAACCTTTCTTATCATAATTTGTCTTTGATATAAAACATTATTTTCAAAAAATATATCATAAACAACATTTAAAAACATTCCGTCAATATCCATATCATTAATTTTTTGATTTTCTTTACTTTCACCGTATTCATAATCTTCGTTGCTTTCTTCTACTTTTGCAGCTAAATATGAATCCCAACCAATATTATTATAATTCATGTTTATCTCCTTGTGTTTTGTTTATTGCTTCTTTATAAAATTCGTCAAGTACTTCTTTTTCTTCTTTTAATTGTTTTAATTTCGTTTCTATTGATTTAGTTTTTTCATAATATTTATTTAAATCATATTTAAACATAACACGGTCCATTTTCAAAAGAGATCTTAATGCTGCCATTGTCTCTTTTACGGATACAAATTCATTATGGTGTCTATAAGGAATATAAAAATGTTTTCCTATTTTATCAGGTTTTATATGAATATTATAATAACTTTGACCAAACTTTTTACATACTTTTTTAACAAGTCTCCAAACTGTTATTAAATCCAGTTCCTCTTTTGATAATTTTGATAATATATTTAATTCCTCTTTTGATAATTTCATATGTTTATCTCCTTGCGTTTTGTTTATATAAATTTAATAATTATATATATTAATTGAATTATAAACTTTTATTGCTATAGGAAGCCAACCATCTAAATAATTATACATTGGTTTTAATTCTTGTATAGCATCCCATTTTGAAATATAGTCATAACGACCTAATAAATAATCTTTAATTTCTTTTTCTAAATTGTGATATTTTTTTATATTCATAATGTATCTCCAATAAGTACGTTTTGTTTATATATAATTATAACATATTTGTCAACATTTGTCAAGTCTTGACATACTTTTTTTTTATTTTTTTTCATAAGTAAATAAGGTTCCCTGTTGGATTTTTAGCACCTATAATACCTATGTTTCTTAATCTAGTCCATGAATTATAAAATTCTTTTCTTATTATTATTTTATTTTTTTCCTGAATTATACAATTTTTAGATAAACTAAAACCATTAGAAAAATTTTTGAATTTTATATCAGTATTCAATATCATTTGAAATTTCTTTAAATCTGTTTTCATTTCAAAAACATATTTATGGCCTAAATCTTTTTTTTCTAATGTATCTAATATTCTAAATAATTCGTAAAAAGGATTTTTAGTAAAAAAATTCCCTTTTTCTGTAATATATATACCGAATTTATATTCTGTTTTTTTTTGTTTTGGCATGATTATTTCCTTTTTACATTAATTCCTTTACTAATTCTGGATTTTCGTAAATATTGCCTATAATTTCAAGATGTTTTTGACATTCATTAAAATTATCAAACTTTACATTATAATAGTCAAAATTATTTAAAAATAATATATAAGAATTATATTTAAATTCTACAACCCCTATAAAATATTTATAATTTTTTACAAAACTATTACCGCTATCATTTATTTTTACAATACTTTTCAATATATATCCATTATAAATATCTTTCCCCTTAACATCTTTTAGTCCAATATCTTCTACTAAGATATGCGTGTTTCTGTCCATTATGGCATTTTGGTCTAAATCTAATAACATACCATTTTTTGTTAGGCACCAATTATTTTTTTCCCATTCGTTTTTATTTTTACACCAAAGTTTAAGTTTCGTTTCTTTCATATTTACTCCTTAAAATGGATTTTCACCAGTTTTATTATTTTCAGTTTTTAATCCAATACCGATTAAACACCTACTTTTTTTTCCAGTATTTGAATTTACACGACTATTTTTTTCAATGCCTGCTTTCTCTAATTTCTTTAAAATATTTTTTGTTATAGTATTTGTTTTTATTTTATCGTTTCCAATATATTTTTGAAAAGTGTCTGTTAAATCATTATTAAAAACAATTTGATCTTGATTTATAATACAGCAATTATCAATAAATTCCCCATAATCATCATTATCAGTTATATATGAATTTTTCTTATTAATACTCAATTTACTTTCTGGTACAATTCCTTCAAATTCATTTTCTAATTTAATATAATACTCGATTAAATATTTTATAATTCCAGATCTTTCAATCATTATATCTTTTACAAATTTTATTTTATCTTTACTTAGTTTTATGAATTTTTCGTCTTCACCATAATTTATTAATTGTTGTCTTTTTTCTTCTGTTTTACAAAATGTTACCATAAAAGGCAAAACGCAAAGTCTTTCAATAAAAGCTTTATCTGAACCCTCAAAAGCCGGTAAATCATTTACTGCTAAAATCAATTGCCAAGTTGACTCCATTTCATAGGCTTGTTGATATTTTGGGTTAACTGAAATTGGATCTCCACCTGTCATTTTTTTTACAAAGGCAGAACTAAATTTTTTACCTTGTTCTGCTTCTGTCCCGAAAGCTGCATATCTTCCTAAAAACCTGTCAAGTTCAGGTGTCGTACCTGTATTATTTTCATTATGATTTTTTAATAATATTTCAGCTGGATATGTAATAGCTTTTTCACGTCCCAAAGCACTTTGCATAATTTCAACTAAAGTGCTTTTTCCGTTTGCGCCGTCACCTTCCCATAAATGAAACAATCTTCTCCCAGCATTTCCTGATATACACATACTTAAAACATATTTTGCCATTTCACACGTTTCTTCATTAGGAAAAATATCTTTTAAAAATTGGATAAAATTATTCGGTTTTTTTGACTCTATAATTTCATCAGTTGTAAACTCAATACATGTTTTCCTATATTCTTCTTTTAATCCATTTCTTGTTTCAATTTTACCTGATTTAAAATCGATAACACCATCAAGAGTTGTTATCGTTTCTGCAATTCTAGGACTATCCCATTCAACAGAACTTTTATAAATCTTTTCACGCTCTGAAAAATCCTTTAATGTTTGTAATCTCCAATGTGTATTACTAATTGCTTTATTTACTTTTTCAAAATCTTCTTCTGTTATAATAATTCCATTATCATTCATAACATTAAAATTTTCTTGAAAATACATCCTTGAAGCATTTGATAAAATATTAAAGGAAATATTTAGAATTTCATTTAGTTCTTCCCATCTTGAACCGCCAAAATAATAATATTTTTTTTCACCACCGATATAAATAACTTTTTTATATAATGCACATTCTAAAATTTTTGCTGCCTGAGCATTACCTTGTGATAAAAAAAATTGTGCAGTTGTTGGCATTTTTAAAATTTCATTATAATTATTAACTTCAAACATTAATGGGTTTTCATTATCATCATTATATAGTGTAGAGTTTGCAATATTTTCATGTGTAATAACTTTTTTCAGCATATGTTTACTTAAATTACTTTCTGATAATATTTTTACAAAAGTTGCACTTGTTACACCATCATGAATTTTCCACTCTTTTAACATTTTTTTTGCTTTTTCTTCTGTTAATGTCTCATCATATAAAGTCATCCAAGAACATAAATAATTAATAATTTTTAATGAATTTCCGCATGTTATTAAACAAGAGCTTATAAATTTATTTTTATCTTTTATAGTATCAAACTCTATTTTTTTTAAAATTTGTTTTAATGTTTTTGATTGCAATAAATAAGTAGTTTCAATTTTCTGTTTAATACTTTTACTTTTTTGCATCCATTCCAATAAGCCATTATCAAGATCAGCAAAATCATTATTTGCAATAGCTTCATATCCTGATGAGCCGGACGCTATAACATAACCAGTCGTTTTAACTTCAATATTCTCATCTTTTATACCTTCTTTAATTTTAAAGTTTTTTGGTTTTCTAAAAAAGAAATGAAAACCTCCGGATCTTGTTCTAATACAAAAAGTCTGATCCATAAAGTTAAAAGTTATATTCCATTTTTCTTTTATTTTTTTAAAGACATTAAATCCATCTTTTTTATTATTATTAAAATCTCTATTAATATTTAAACAGACTATATCTTTTGGAATTAATGCTCCAATTAAATTTCCTTTTTTTTGTAATAAATGTGCATTTTCTATATTTAAAATATTATCAAGATAGTTTTCGTCTTTTGGTGATTTATCGTAGAGACATTCAAATAATTTAAATCCATTTTCGTTATACTTTTTTAACATTTTTACCTCTTTTTTTTAGTTTTTTATATTCTTTATATAAACATTTTACAAATTTTTCACAGCCAATAATTCTATTTTTATAATTTTCATTATAATACGATGAATCATGACAATTGTTTTCAGACAGCGCATGATATTGATTACATTTTGTATTTATACATTTCATAATTAATCCTTTATTTTTACCCAATATTCCCATGGTTCGTCATCACGTGTTTGCCCATAATTATCAATACTGCGCTTATATATGTGTTGATATGTGTCTGCGGAATAAACCTCTATAGTTTCCCATACGCCATCGCCATCGGGAAAGTATCTGGTCAAGGACGGTTTAATCGTGAAAATATAAGTGCCCTCAACGTCCGTAGCTAGCCACATTTTTTGGTAGCCTGGTATGTGATATACCTGTAAATCATATAGCAATTCCAAATCAGTGCCACCACTCAACCCAGCTCCATTTAGTTTTTTTCCAGAATGATATAGAATCATAGGGTCTCTCTCTATTCTACCGTATTCCCTATCCTCGTTATTAAAGAAGAGCTTTCCACTAATAACACTACCACATGGCAGATCTTCTCGCTTAATTATTTTACCGTCTAGTATTATTTTATTCATTATTTATCCTTGTTTTAATTATCATGTATCTATTTCAAATTGTAATTGGCTTGTATGGTTCTTTATTCTTTTGTTTGTTATATCGATATACTTTTTCTCTTTCTCAATACAGATATAATTCCTTTTTGTTTTCAAGCATGCAATTGCTGTAGTGCCTGATCCGCTCGTAAAATCAAGAACAGTTTCACCTTCATTTGTGTATGTTTTTATTAGGTATTCTATTAATTTAATTGGTTTCTGGGTGGGGTGTAATCTAGTTTTGTGATTTGGTGGTAAACAATTAAACTTTTTTATAGTTTTTGGATAAGACATAGTTATATCTTCTGGTATAAATTTAATTCTTTTTATTCCGTTTTGTTGTTCGTTTTTTCCTTTTGTAGAATTAAAATCATAATTATATCTTTTTTGACTACTAGCGTTTAAATTTCTTTTTTCTTTAATTGGATAATAATGACATTGTTTTTGATAAAATAATGAAATAATTTCATGATTTCTCATAGGTTGTTTTTTTGCTAATGCAAATCCACAGACCATATTTTTACACCACACCCAATCATACTTGTAGTTTTTAATATTACTCATTCGTAAATAACTACTAAATGGTTCGCTTCCAAATAATGCAATAGCTCCGTTAGGTTTAATAATACGATGTAATTGATCCCACATTTGACTAAACGGTATTACAACATCCCATTTACACGCAGTCGTACCATAGGGCGGATCTGTTATAATTGCATCGATTGAGCCGTCTGGAATGTTTTTCATTTCTTCTAAGCAATCACCGTGTATTATTTTATTCATTGATATTTCCATTCTTCATATAAAGATCTTATACAATCATAAATTATTTTAATTGTTTTCTCGTGATCTTTATTAGCTGGTTGCATAATTACAATAACATCTTTTAAACTCGGAAATTCTATTAATCTATCATGAATTCTATTTTTCCAATCATGGCAATTGTGTTTAGCCGATTCTTTATAATTAAAACATTTTGTATTTATACATTTTATATTTAATACTTCCCTTTTATTCATTATTTATCCTTGTTTAATTATTATTATTTTATCAGTCCAAGTCCTAGACCTAGCCCTAGGAAGGTGCCTAGTCCTAGCACTAGACCAAAAATCAGCTTGGGGCCAATACCTACGCCTAAAATCAACTCGGGGCCAAGAATTATAAAAAGAAAAATCAGCTGACAAATAACTAAGTATAACCCAATACTTATTAGTTTTAATAAAACTTCTTTTTTTTCTTCTTCAATAAATTTTTTCATTTTTTATCCTTTTAAAAGTGCTGCCATAGCTTGAAATTATGGCAGCACTATGAGGGTTTTTAAAGTAATCTTATATTTATATTTATATTTTATATTTTATTTGCTTATTGTAAGCCAGTTTCTTTTTTTAAAAAATATAATGGTATAAATGCTACGAAAGTCCATAATGTTATAGATAATACTATATAACCGCCTCTAGCATCTACACTCCATAATGCAGCATTTATACCTGGATTTATTAAACAAAATAAAAAATGTACAATAAACTGCAATAATATTCCTATAATTAAAAACATCTTTATATATTCTGTAAGTTTTTTCATAATAAATTTCCTTTTTTAAGAGAATAATAATCTTCACTAGAAAATATTATATGGTCTAAAAGAACAATTCCGATTAAGTCACACGCTTCTTTTATTTTTTTTGTCATTTTAAGATCTTCTTCGGAAGGTTCACAATCACCACTAGGATGATTATGTGCTAATATTATTTTGTTAGAATTCGTTAAAATTACTGGTCTAATAATATCTAAAGGTAAAATATATAGTATATTATTTGCACCTTTAGAAATTAATATTTTATCAATAATTTTATTTTTGATATCTAAAATTAATAGATAAAATTCTTCTTGAGTTGGATTAAAATTATCTTTTAAACAATTAAAAACATTTTCAGGGGAACTTATATCTGTTAAATTTTTATCAGCTGTTTGTAATTCATAGCTTTTAATTTCGTAATTTATTTTAATTTTCATATTTAATCTTCATCACTATAATATAAATCACATTGATCTTCATCAATAATAACAGCTGTTTCATTAGCAAATAATTTATATAAAAATGTTTCAATTCTCCATGATAAAGAAAAAACATCAGATTTTTTTATATCATTTGAATTATATAAAACATGCCATACTTTAAAATTATTATCTTCTTCCCTCTTTCTAAGTCTTATATGAACATCATAACTATATTTAGAATAGGGTTGATCATAATTTCTATGAATATAAATTTCACAAGTTTCACTGTAATTATCTTTTTTATTTTCGACTAATAATAACATTTCAGTTTCTTTTAAATTTTCGTCGTCAGATAACCATCTATCTTTTAATTTTTCTATTATCTCAGATAATTTAATTTCTTTAGTATCATAATTTAATTCTTTTTCAATTTTTTCTTTTATTTCTTTTGTTTCATTAGCCATATAATTATCTAAAGATTTTTTAATAATATCAGTAATTCTCATATTATATTCTTTTAAAGAAAAATCTTTTAAATTAATATTAATATCTTTTTTAAATTTTTCTTCAAGAGCTTTGTTAATTTTTCCTGAATATCTAAATTGATCATTAATAATTTCTTTAATAGATTTATCAATATTTTCTTCAAATAATGTTTCAATTTTATCTGAATTACAATATTCATCAAATTTTTTTTGCATAATCTCATTAAGATTTTTTGTGTTCATGAATTTTTCCTTGTGTTTGATAAGTAATTATAAACTATTTTTAAAAAAAAGTAAACCCCTAAATTAGTTTTTTTCTAAAAAATACAAAAAAATGTAACTTTTTTTTTAAAAAAACTAATAAATTTCTTAAAAAAACTTAAAAAAAAATATTAAAAAATTAGGTACAAAAGTACAAAAAAACTCATTTCCTGTAGTCCTTTTTCATAGAAAAACCGTTTTTAGCGGCTTTTTTTGAATTTAGAGGAACAAAAGTACAAAAAAACAAAAATTCTATAACCTTCGTATAAGGGTAACTTTTAAAACGTTTTCATTAATCTCTAGAATTTTATCTCTATGTAGAACTTTGGGAAATCTCTTTTTTTTGTACTTTTGTTCCTTTTGACGTTTTTTCGGGTTTTTGTGTATAACACTTGACTTTTTTCTTTTTATTGTGTATAATATATATATGAAAAATAAAATTATTAAAAAATGTAAAAATTGTAAAAAAGAATTTATCAGTTATATAAATATTGATAAAAAATATTGCTCTAAAAAATGTTATACTGAAAATCAAAATTCAAATAAAATTAAATCTTTTTGTTCTCATTGCAGAAAAGAAATTCATTTAACTCTTAGAAGATATGAAAGTTATAATGAACATTTTTGTAATAAAGATTGTCATGCTAAATTTAAAACTATAAAAAATAAAGTTGTAATTTAATTATGAAAGTTCAAAACGGAAAACGTATTAATATTTACTTGCCTAATTTACTTCATGAATCTATGAAACAAGATGCTAAAAAAAATAAACATTCACTTTCAAGTATGATTAGAGAATTATATTTAGAAAAATTTAAAAAGGAAAATCGTAACACGAATGATCAAATTCGTAATACGAACATCACTAAAACATCACTATGAAAATAACTGACAAAATAAAAACTATTCCAATTGCTGATATTAAACCGTATAGCAAAAATGCAAAGCTGCATAACAACGACCAAATAGAATTATTAAAACAATCGATAAAAAAATATTCTTACTACGCTCCAATTGGAGTTGGTAAAAAGAATGAAATAATTTTTGGTCATGGTCGCTATGAAGCCATTAAGCAACTCGGTGAAAGTGAAACAATCGAGGTTATAGATTTATCTAATTTATCAGCAAAAGAAATAAAGAAATTACGTATACTCGATAATAAAATAGTTTCAAATGAATACGACGATGAATTATTGAAAGCCGAAATTGAAAGTATTTATGGTGACATGGAAAAAAACATAGATAAAATATCTGCTGATTTAGGATATACTGAAGAGGAATTTAATGAAAGTTTTAATTTTGAAGATGAAAAAAAAGTATATACGAATAAAATAAAATCACCAATTTATGAAATAACAGGAGAAAAACCAACTCATAAAGATTTATATAATACAGAAAAATCTGAAAAATTAATATCTGAAATACAAAATTCTGAAATAAGTGATAATGATAAACTTTTTTTAATTGAAGCTGCAAAACGTCATACTGTTTTTAGTTATCAAAATATAGCAGAATTTTATGCTCATTCAAATAAAGAAGTACAAAATTTGATGGAAAAATCTGCATTGATTATTATAGATTATGAAAAAGCAATTGAAAATGGTTTTGTAAGAATATCAGAAAAAGCAATTAATTTATTAAAAGAAAATGAAAAATAATAATTTTGCAGTATTTATAATTACACATGGTCGACCAAATAATATTTATACGGATATTATATTAAAAAAATGTGGTTATACTGGTAAAATATATTATATTATAGACAATGAAGATAAGACATCAGATGAATACTATAAAAAATATGGTGACTCTGTTATTATGTTTGATAAAAAAAAAATAGCAGCTAAAACAGATTGTGGTGATAATACTGGTGATTTAAGAACAACAACACATGTTAGAAATGCAACATTTGAAATAGCAAAAAAATTAAATCTTGATTATTTTCTTCAACTTGATGATGATTATACTGTATTTAGATATAATATGAATGAAGAAGGATATTATAACACAAAGCAAAATTTAATGAATAATATTAACAATGTTTTTGACTCAATGATTGATTTTTTAAAAGCTACAAATATAAAAAGTATTGCAATGTCACAAGGTGGTGATTTTATAGGTGCTGATACATCAACTGTTTGGACAAGAGGATTATCAAGAAAATGTATGAATAGTTTTTTTTTTAAAACAGATAATCCAATAAAATTTATTGGTAGATTAAATGAAGATGTAAATACTTATTGTATGGCAGCTCAAACTGGTGATGTATTATTTACTTTTCCGTATTATAGAATTGAGCAAAAACAAACTCAATTAACAGATGGGGGTATGTCAGAAACTTATCGTGATAATGGCACATATCAAAAAAGTTTTTTTTCTGTAATGTATTGTCCTTCTTTTGTAAAAATATCAATGATTGGAGTTTCTGATTATAGAATTCATCATAATGTTTTATGGGAAAATGCAGCACCAAAAATTATTAAAAGAAAATATAAAAAGGATAAATAATGTCAAATCCAAATATAAAACCACGATTCACAAAAGAAAATGCCAAAGAAATGGGAAGAAAAGGTGGATCAGCTACAAAAGGAAAAGTCCATTTTAAAACTGCGTTACTCAATACATTAAAAACAGAATTACAAAAAGCAAAAAAAGGTGAAAAAGCATTGACTGCTGAATTCATAACAAAGAATTGGTTAATGACTTCTTTAAAAAATCCTGCCATGGCAAAAATAGTTTTAGAGCTTGCCGGTGAATTAAAACAACAAGTAGAACTATCCGGACCAGACGGTGAATCGATAAAAGTTACAAATGAAAATGATTTTTCCAAATTATCAGAAGAACAATTATTAAAATTACTAGATGAGAAAAAGAAATGAGCACGTATAAAGAGCAAAAAGAATTAAGATTAAAAAGAAAAAAAGAACGTGAAAAAATACAATATGAAAAATATGATAAAGACATAAAAAAAGGCTGTGATTATTGTAGTAATTTTTATATTGATAGACTAGAATATTTATACAAATCATTAATGAATCCTAATTGTGATACTAAAAGGATGAAATTACTTTTAGAGGTAACTAAATTACAAGCAATAATTAATGGTGATATTAAACAAGAAATAAATACTAATAATTATTTTAATAATGAAAATAGAGCATTATGTCAAGATGAATCTGTTGAAGATTATTAAAAAAAAATGATAACAATTCCAATCCCTATATTTATAATTATGTTATTAGTTTTTATTAAATCAATCACTGTTGGTTCTGATTTTAATTTTATAGCATATTTTAAAAAAGATAAAAAATTTAAAAATAGTCTTAGAATAGATCATGAAAAAAACAGTATCAAATAATATTCAAAAAATAGTCGGGTTGACTATTCCAGAAATTCAAAAGAGATCACCAAAAGAAATAAGAAAATATCTTTCAAAAAAAAATAAAACTTTTATTAATATAGAATCACGATTTCCTTTTATTGGTTGTGGAAATGTATTAAGAGATTATTTAATTTCTGAAAAAGAATTAAATCACGATATTGATTTAATTCTTAGAAAAATATAATTTTTTTTATTGGTATCATCCGACATAAGATGATACCAATCTTATTTTAAAATATGACAAAACAAAAACAAATTGAACTAGCCAAAAAAGAACTTATTAGACGAGAGCTTGCAAGAAAAAATTTAGAACATTTTGTAAGATATCTTTTTCCTAGTTATCAATTTACTGATTTTCATAAACGATATATAAAAATAATTAATATGTTTGCTACTGGCAATATCAATAAATTAATTATTTCTATTCCACCTCAACACGGCAAATCAGAAATTTCAACAAGGTATTTAACCTCATATCTTTTTGGTAAAAATCCAGATTTTAATATTGCTCTTGGCTCTTATAATCAAACATTTGCTAGGAAGTTTTCAAGACAAATTAAAAGAATAATGAAGAATACTAATTATAATAATATTTTTCCTAATACACAATTGCCAGGATCACATAGTGGTTATTCCGATACTAGTGACGAATGGGAACTTGTAAATAAAAAAGGTACGTTTAAAGCTGTTGGTCGTGGTGGTGGTATAACAGGTGAACCCGTAGATATAATGCTAATGGATGATCTTTACAAAGATTATGCAGAAGCTAGCAGCCCAATAATAAGAGAAAATGTTATTGATTGGTATAAAGGATCTATCAGAACTCGTTTGCATAATAATTCTAAACAACTAATTGTTTTTACCAGATGGCATGAAGAAGATTTAGTTGGATATCTTCAAGAAAATGAAAAAGTAATTGAAATAAAAAGTTTTGATGATATAAAAGAAAATCAAAATTGTTGGTATAAAATTAATTTTCAAGCTATAAAAGAAAATGAAAAAACAAAAATAGATCCTAGAGAAAAAAAAGAACCTTTATGGCCAGAAAAACATAGTTATAAAAAGTTATTAGAAGACAAAGCACTTGACCCGGAAAAATTTGAAAGTTTACATCAAGGAAATCCCACACCATTAGAGGGCTTGCTCTATTCTCATTTTGCTGAATATGATATTCTACCTGCTGATGCAACTTTAAAAAGATTTTATGTTGACACTGCTGATACTGGAAGTGATTTTTTATACTCAATAATTTATTCCAATTCAGGTGAATATATTTATATTCGTGATGTTTATTGCTCAGATGAACAAGCGGAAATAACAGAACAAGCCGTGGCTGCTCAATTTCATTATAATAAAATTAATTATGGTCATGTCGAATCTAATAATGGTGGTCGTGGTTGGGCCCGGGCAGTAGAACGGATACTCCGTCAAGAAATGAATTATAAATCATTTAATTTAGAATGGTTTCATCAAAGTGAAAATAAGGAAGCTCGAATAATTTCAAACGCTGGTAACATTCAAAAGTTTATTTTAATGCCGAAAGGTTGGAAAAATAAATATCCTTTATTTTACGAACACATAAGAAAGTTTAGAAAAAACTTTAAATCGAATGTTCATGACGATGCTCCTGATTGTCTTACTGGCGTTTACGAAAAATCACAAACTGGCTCTTTAAGAATAAGAACGGCTTAATTGCTTTTTTTAAAAAAACTAGTTATAATTAAAGATAATATTTTTTTAAAAAAAAGGCATGTCAAATGATAATAAAAAATGCGGTTTCTACAGTTGATGAATTACAAGAACAAATTGAGCATGCTACATATGAAACAGAACATCATTTGCATAACTGGGAATCGTGGTTTGGTGCTGCAACTGCTCCATCAGGTGAAATTCATGTAGCAGATAGAATTGGTGATACAACAAATTATTTTGAAGTAGATGGTGGAAATGATACTTGGGGTGCTTGGGTACAAATTTCAGGTAGTAGTGATACACCAGCAAGAACAGGTATGACAGAATTCGATTCCCATAAATTAAAAATAGTTGATGCTGAAAGAGGGACTTCGATACATTTTATTCAAATCGGTATTGATGCTAGTGGTGCAGATGCATTATCAAATGGTAATTTTACTGAATTTGTATATGAACCACAATCAGGTAAGCTTGATGAAACGCCAATTAATATTTTAGTAAAAAGAAAAGCGGTAGGAACAAAGGTTTGGGCTCGTGTTTGGGTTGTTGGTCAAAATACTGGTTATGTTAGATTTTTTAATGGTATTCATGAGTATGCAAGATAATATTTTAAATGTAAATGTAAATGTTAATGTTAATTCGTAATACTAATTATTATAATTTATTAGGTGGAATTATAACTGATTTAGGAATTATTGATTCACAAGGTGTTTATGAAATATATGATATTTTTGAAGATACTATTAATAAAAATATTTTTAATAGTCAATTATTATTTAATAATGTTTCGATTGGATATAGATTAATACTTATAAATGATGGACGTGGAAAAATTAAAATTAAATTTAATAGTATTGATCAGCAAGATCAAACAATTAATAATAAAGAAACTTTTATTTTTAATGGATTTAAATTTAAAAATGTTTATTTAAGTAATACAAGCAATAGAAATGCTAATTATAGAATAAGAATTGAAGGTGTTTAATTAATAATTAATATAAAATTATTACAGCACAACAAATAAATGAATTATTAAAATTTAATAAATAATTAGGAGTTTAAAATGGCATTTACAGGAAATTTATACGATTATGAACGATGGCAAGAATTTGATTATTATGTTTCATCAACAGGCGGTGTTGTGAATGAATCGCTTAGTTCACCAAATGGTAAACGATGGAAATTAAATGAAGTTAGAATAAAATTCAGTTCTGCATTCGCATCAGTAGAGGATTTTGTTGTTAAAATTAGTTCTATTCTAGGTAGTTATTATGATCAAAAATTAGTCTCAGTAGCACTAAACGGTGTTTTAAATTATTTAAATCAATTTGAAAATGGAATACATTTAAGTGCAAGTGATACATTAAATGTAACAATGAGTGCTGCTGCTGGTGTAAATGATCTTGGTATTCAATTAATTGGCTGGGCAGTGTCAGGATAATGTTTTTTTTTAAAAGAAAGGAAAAGAAAAAACAAGTAAGCGGTTTTATCCTTCCAAGAAATCAACAAAAAGTAAGTTCTCCAAAGGATTACGAAAAGTTTTCAAAAGAAACTTATATGCGAAATATTATTGCATTTAGATGTATCGATTATAGAGCAAAAAGTTTTAGCGCAGTTCCTTGGAATGTTTATAATAATTCTACTAAAGAAAAAAACGAGAATCATAATTTTAATAACATTTTTACTTATGCAAATATTAATGATGGTTGGGGTTTTTACGTTTATAAAGAATTATCTTATCGTTTAATTTCTGGTAATAGTTATACGCAAGGAATTTCTCTAGGTGGTAAAATAGATGCCAATTCTATAAAAGAATTACATATATTGAGACCTGATAAAATGAAGATCATAAAAAATAATGACGATATTTTATTGGGTTATAGTTATCATAAAAATCCAAATAAAGAGCCTATTATTTTTGAAGTAGATCCTATTACTGGTGAAAGTGAAATAATGCAAGTAAAATTATTCCATCCATTAGATGATTTTTATGGTTTAGCACCAACAGAGCCTGCTAGTTATGATATTGACTCATCAAATGAAGCTACAAAATGGAATTTTAATATCATGCAAAATGAAGGTCGTCCCGGCATGGTTATTACTGTTGACGGACAGCTTACAGAAGAACAATATGAACGACTTAAAGAGCAATTAAATAGCATGTATGAAGGATCTAAAAATGCTGGTAGATCATTAATACTTGACGGTATGAGTGTTGACGCTAAGCCATATAATTGGAGCCCAAAAGAAATGGACTGGTTAGAATCTAATCGTGAAATGTCAAGACGAATTTGTATTGCTTATGGTGTACCACCTTTATTGATTAATATTCCTGGCGATTCGACATATAATAATTATAAAGAAGCAAGAACAGCGTTTTGGGAAGATACTGTTATTCCGGATTTAAATTTATATAAATCAGAATTAAATAATTGGTTATTTAGAAATGATGTTAATTTTGCAAATTATGATTTATCCAAGATTCCTGCTTTTTCTGAAAAACAAGAACAATTATGGGAACGTGCCGAAAAATCTACTTTCTTGACTATTAATGAGAAAAGAGAGATGGTTAATCTTGACCCGGTTTCTGATGGTGATATTGTTTTAGTTTCTGGCAATATGTTACCGCTTGGTTTTGAAAAAGATATTCCCAATAGTGTTGATGACCAGGCAAAAAAAGAAATTTCTAATTTAAAAAAACTTGGATATACTGAGGAACAATCTCAAATAATGCTTGGATTAAAATGATTAATATTACTAATCGTAAACAAAAAATACGATTACATAATTTTATTATAAAAAAACAAGATAGAAATGAAATATCATTTAGAAATTTAACTAAACAAATCTTGCGAAAACAATGGCGCAATGCTATTGATGATATAGAATCCGGAAATACAAATATTAATTATAATATTAATAAATATACGATAGATTTATTAAATGTTTTTAGAAATCAATATAAATTAATTAGTAAAGAATATTTTGATTTTACTTTTGATTTTATTGAAGAAAATAAAAGCTATGTTTTTTATGAAAAAAAAGATACTGAAAATATTTTTCAAACTACTATTGATCGTTGGATAGAAACAGAAGCATTAAAAGAGGTAGTTAGTATTATTAATCCTAATACTATTAAAGCTATAAAATTAATTATTAAAAAAGGTATTGACGACGGTAAATCGTATAGTGAAATAGCAAGTGATATGAAAAAAGCTGAGTCAAGTATAAATTCTGTAAGAGCTGCAATGATAGCACGTACAGAAGTACATAATGCTTTTGCTAAAACAGTGGATGAAACAATTAAAGCGAGTGGATTACGAATAAGTCTTAAAGAGTGGGCTTCATTTATCGATGATCGGACACGAATTAGTCATGTAAATGTAGGTGGTACACGTGTTGAAATGAAAGAGTTTTTTTTAGTTGGTTCAGATAAGATGTTATATCCAGGTGATAGTGCAAATGGTGGTCCAGATAATTTAATAAGATGTCGGTGTATTCTTTTTTATTATACGTAAAAAAAATAAAAGGTGTGTATATTCTTTTTTAAAAAAACTAGTTATAATTAAATAAGGTTAATTTATGGAAACAAAAAATTTAAATGTTGATGATTTTGAATTAAAAACAGAGGGTTCTGATATTGGTATTTTTACTGGTTATGGATCAACTTTTGGCGGTCAACCCGATAGTTATGGTGATATTGTTGAAAAAGGAGCTTTTCTAAACACTATTAAAAAAGGTGGTAGAAATGGCACAGGTGTTGCTATGTTATGGCAGCATTCATTTGATAGGCCTATCGGAACATGGTCTGAAATGGATGAAGATTCAAAAGGTTTAAAAGTACGCGGACAGCTAGCGATTAAATCAACAGATGGATCTGATATGTTTGAATTAATGAAAATTAAAGCAGTAAAAAGTTTATCGATTGGTTATGATACTGTTTCTTATGAAACTGATGAAAAAAAGCAAATTAGAAATTTAAAAGAAGTTAATCTATGGGAGATTTCCCCTGTTGTATTTCCTGCTAATACAAGAGCAACTATAACAAATGTAAAATCAATGATTGAAGATGCTAACAATGAACGTGAATTAGAACATTCTCTGCGTGATGCTGGATTGTCTAATAGCGCAAGCAAGTTTATTGTTAGCCTCTGCAAAGATAAGCTTTTTGAGAGAAAAAGCAAAAAACAAGATTATATGATACCACTTTTTAAGTGTATTCATGAAATCAATGAACAAATTAAAAATTAAATAAAGGATTTAAAAATGGCAAAAGAAGATTTTGAAAATTCACAAGAGCAAAAAGAAGTACATGAAAAAGTACTCAATGAAGTAAAAAGCCTTGGTGAAAATATAAAAGAGCAAAAAGAAGAACAATTAAAAAATTATAGTAATTTAAAAAGTACTTTTGATTCAGGTCGTTCTGAAACAGATGAAAAAGTATTAAAATTAAAAGAAGATATTTTAACACGTCAAGAAGAACTTGACAAAAAATTTGCTGAAAATCAAAAGCAAATTGAAAATATTGAACTTGCTTTGAAACGACCTGGTGGAATAGGTAGTGGAAATAATGTTTCTGAAATTGAACAAAAAGAAGTTGTTCAATTTTTTAATTCAGTTGCATCCGGACGTGGTGAAAGTGTTTCTACTCAAAAATCAAGAGAAATCGATTATAATGTTGATTCTTATCGAGAATATAAAAACGCTTTTAATCAATTTTTAGTTGGTGTATGTGATCCTAAAAATGCAATATTAAACCCAGAAGCAGCAAAAGCATTATCTGTTGGTGTTGATTCTGATGGTGGATATCGTGTACCTACTGATATGAGTAATAAAATTATTGAACGTGTTTACGAACTTGACCCTATTAGACAGCTTGCAAATGTTGAAACTATTTCAAGTGATTCAATGGAGATAGATGTTGACTGGGATGAATTTTCTGCTGGTTGGGTAAATGAAACAGGAACACGTTCTGAAACAGATACAGCAAAAGTTGGTAAAGAAAAGATTTTTGTACATGAAATGTATGCACAACCTAAATCAACACAAAAATTTCTTGATGATGCTGCTGTAAATGTTGAATCTTGGATTTCAAGAAAAGTTGCACGACGTTTTGCAAGACTAGAAGGTGCTGCTTTTGTTTCTGGCGATGGTTCAGAAAAGCCAAGAGGTTTTTTAACTTATGCTAATGGTACTAGTCGTGGTCAAATTGAACAAATAAACATGGGTGCTGCTGCTGCAATTACAGCAGATGGCTTTACAGAAATTAAATATTCTATGGTTGAAGATTATCTTGAAAGAGGTACTTGGCTAATGAATCGTACAACTTTAAAAGATACTATGCTATTAAAAAATGGTGTAGGTGATTATATCTGGAAGCCTAGTATGATTGCGTCTGATCCAATATCAACTATACTTGGTTCACCTGTTAGAATGTCAACTACTATGCCAACAATAGCAGCGAATTCATTGTCAGTAGTTTATGCAGATTGGCAAGAATCTTATACAATTGTTGATAGATTAGGTATTTCAATTCAACGTGATCCATATACTGATAAGCCATTTGTATTATTTTATACTACAAAAAGAACTGGTGGACAAGTAGTTAATTTTCAAGCAATTAAAATCGGTAAAATTTCTGCTTAATTAAGCAAATAATAGGAGAAAAAAATGTCAAGAGAAAATTATAGTAGTTTTAAATATTTTGATGCATGGACTGCGGATCTGATTTCAGATGCACAGGGAGACCAGGCTGGTAATACAATTGATATGCGTGGTTATAATGCGGTTACTGTAGCATTTAATGTTGCAAGTTTAGCAAGTGCTGGTGCCATGGGTGCTAATGACTTAATACTTGTTATTTTACAACATGGTTTAGCAAGTGCTGCTGGTGTTTCTGCATGGTCAATTATTCCAAATAGTCAATTGATAAATTCCGTTTATGGCGGTTATGATTCAACTGGCGAAACAGGTATTTTCGCTTCTTTAGCATCAACAACAGATGTGACTGCACATTCAGAAATCTTTTTTACTGGTTATAAAAAAGATACTCTGCATAGATATTTACGTATTTTAGTGCGTAATTCTGATGCAGCAAGTGCTGGTTGGGCTGCTGGTGTTGCTATACTTGGTGAACCTGATACATGGGCTGTTAACGAGTCTATTTAAGATTTGTTGTTTTAAGGGGCCTTCGTGTCCCTTTTTTTTATTTTATCAAAGGAGATTTAAATGGCAGGACAAAATGGAGATTATCCAAATTCTAAAGTAGGTATTGAACAAGGAGCTGAAAAGTTATTTGTTGATTCAGATGGATATTTTAATTTTGCTGGTAATGATGTTACCGGACAACAATTAAATGAACTTCTATATCTTCAAATGCAAAAAAGTATTATAGCTAATTCAGCTGGTGTTTTATCTGTAATTAATTTACCTTCAACATATGGACTTATACAATTTAGTTTAGCAACGGCAGCAAGTAATGCTTCTGCATGGTTGACTTCTGGTCCTAGAGTTGGACAGGAATTAATTTTACAAATGTTAACAGACAATTCTGTTGCATCGGTTTTTATTAGTACAAGTGGCTGTACTATTATCGGTACTCGTTTTGGTGATATTTCAAGTATTACATTACACCAGTCAGCAGCGTCAAATGGTTTTATCAGATTAAAATGTTTTACCGCTGGTGCATGGTCAATTATTGAAAGGAATGGAGCAACTGAGGAAAGAGTTTCATCATGATTAATGTTAAATTTCTTAATAAATTTAAATTTTCACCAAACGGTATTGACATTATAATTTATAATAAAGATCAAATTTGTGAAATTGAAAATGAATGTTTTCGTATTGCCAATAGTTTAAAATTAATTAAAGAAATTAAAGAAGAAATTATTGATCCAAAGAAAACATCAGAAGAAATAAAAAAAACGGAAAAAGAAGCTGCAAAAAAAGCAAAAGCAGAAGCAAAGGCTAAAGCAAAAGAAGAAGCAGAAGCAAAAGAAGAAGCAGAAGAAGAAGCAAAAAATAAAAAACAAAACCTTGCACAAGCAGAAGTACAGGGAAAAACTGAAGAAGGACATTAAAAAATAATGTTAATTAATCCACTTCCAAATACTGTAATCAATCGTAAAATCGTTTTAAATACTGATACGACAGTTGAACCAATAACAACTACAGAATTAAAATTCTGGGGTAGAATAGACGGTGATTATGAAGATACTATTTTGGAAGGGATTATTAAAACAGCAAGAAAAAATGTTGAGGATTATATAAGACAAACTTTAATTCAAAAAACATTAGAAATGCATCTTGATTCATGGGATTATAATAATTATGAATTACCGCTTGGTCCAGTTATTTCAATAAGTTCTATTGTAACATTGGATGAAGATGATTCAGAAACTACTTATAATGATGATTATTATTATCTTACAAAAGGGCAACCGCAAAAAGTTGTAATAAAACAAGATGCCTCTGATCCGATTAATACAGAGCGTGATTTTGGTGGATATAAAATAACATATTTAGCTGGTTATGGTACTACCGCAGATGATGTACCACAAGCTATAAAAGATGGTGTTTTACTTTGGGCCACATGGATTTATGAAAATCGTGATCCTAATCCTGAACCACCAGAAGTAGTTAAAAATGCACTTAGAAATTTTATACAAATAAGATTATGAGATATTTAGCACCTAAATTAAAACATCGTATTCAAATTAAACAAGCTCAACAAGGTTTAGGGCAATCAAGATATAATAGAGAATATGAAACAGTAATTACATTATGGGCATTTATTGAGATATTAAATAAAACAGGAACTAATTTTGGAACTGAATCTATAAAATATCAAAATATAGGTACTGAAGATACTCATAAAATTACATTAAGAACTTCTGGTTTACTTGGTTTAGGGAAATCTTTTACAAGTGGTTTTAGTATTGGTGTTAATACCATAAAAGATGAAAATGAATTAAAAGCAAATTATTTTATTTTCCATCAAAGATATAGCACAATAAGAGGACGATTATTAAAAATAAATAGAATTATGCGAGATGAACAGTTTAATGAGTTTGTAACTTTACGATGTGGTGAAGTTGAAGAACAAGGAACGGGAGCTTTTAACGAATGAAAATAGAAGTAAAAGATCATGACAGTTTAAGATCATGGCTAAAAAAGTTTCCCGGTGCTGCGAATAAAAGCACTGTTAAATTATTGCGAAAAAAAGGAAATCAATTAAGAAATGATGTAATCCAAGCAATGCAAAACACAAATAGACTTATTGGGACAGCTTATAAAAGAACAAAAAGTAATAATGTTCATCACCCATCAGCTCCGGGATTTCCACCGGCTGTTGATAGTGGAAATTATGTAAAAAGTATTATGATGTCAAGATTAAGAGGTGGTTCCCTTGTATGGGTTTCTGGTGTTCCTTATTTGAAAAATCTTGAGGAAGGTACTAAAAAAATGGCTGCTCGTCCAGTCTGGGAAAATAAAGTAAATGGTTTAAACTTAGAAAAGGGATTAGCCGTTACAATGGAAACATTATTTAGAAAGGATTTTGTATAATGAGAATTGGTGCTATCGTTTTAAAATTAAGATGGGAGCAAACATCTTTTAAAAATTTTGTTGGTGGAGCAACTGAATTTAATTTAGCATTACATCAAGGGAATGTTTTAAAAGATTCTCTTTTTGTTATACCTGGAAAAGAAGATGCAGAAAAAAGTGAATATGATTCAGGTATAAATCAAAAAATAACTGAAAATTTTTCTGTTGTTGTTTGTCTAAAAAATGATAAAAATCAAACAGATAAACTTGGTATGATTCCATACGAAAGGTTACATGAAAAAAGAAATGAAATATTTAAAGCATTAATTGGATGGGAAATTCCAATTTCAGAAGGTATGATTTATTATGCAGGCGGTGATTTATTGCAAATAGATCCTTCATATCTTTGGTATAGATATGATTTTGCTTATGATGTAAGATTAGAAAATGATTCTATTGTTACAAGAGAAACAGGCGATCATACTGAAACAATTTTTGATTTAGCAAAAGCAATTTCAAATGCAGAAGCCGGTGAATTAAACGAAGGTAAATATGCAGGAAAAACTTATCAGGAAATTATAGATTTAATTCCAGACCCAGAAGATCCGGCAACTTTCCAAACTATATATATGAATTTAATTCAGTCACCATCAAGAGATTTACCACATACTGGCGATTTACCATTACCAGATGGATACCCAGATGTCAGTTTACCAAATATGGCAAACTGGATTGACATGACAAAACATCCAGATGATGGAGCTTTTTTCAAGTCTTATGGTAATGGTTTTAAAACTTTTAAAGGATAAAAATATGGCAAAAAAAGAATTTATTAAACCATCTTCAAAAGGTTTAATTGTACGTGATCCAATTAGTTGGAATGTTTTACCAGAGAATGGTGATAACGTACCTATGACTACATATTGGAAACGCAGGGTGCTGGATGGTTCAGTTGTTATTGTTAAAAAAGCAATAAAAATAGAATCGAAAATGGAAAGTAAAAAATATGAAAACAAAAGTGTGAAAAATACAGGAGAAAGAAAATGATTAGTTTTAATAATATTCCAAATACGTTAAGAAATCCGGGAGTATATGCTGAGGTTGATAATAGCAGAGCATTGCAAAGCTTGGTTGCAAATCCTCATAAAGTTTTAATTATTGGTCAAAAAAATGTTGATACTAATAATCCAACAAAAGGAACTGCGGAAAATGCAACTATTTACTCAATTAGTAGAGCAGCAGTTGCAGACGGATATTTTGGTACTGAATCTTTATTATCACGAATGTGTAATACTTTTAAAGATAATAATCCTAATACAGAATTATATGCAATGGCTTTATCAGGTGGAACGGTACAAGCACAAGCACAAATTGATTTTAGTGTTTTACTAAGTTTCAATGGTGGTTCATGTTCTACTTTTAACGAGCCTGTCAACTTAATGATTAATGGACAAAATACACAATTAACACTTACACAAAGCATGCTTGCAACTTCTGTTGCTGCTGCATATAAGGTATTGATTTCAGAAGCTGGAACTTATCCAGTGACAGCAAGTGCATCTGGTGCATTTTTAATTTTATCAGTTTTAAACTCTGGTACTTTTGGTAATTATCTTGATACACGATTTAATTATTTTGATGGTCAAAGTTTTCCTACCTGTTTTGATAGTAATGTCACAGCAAGTTTTTTAAGTAATTTTGGTATTCATGTTGTTGGTGTAGGAGCAGCTGATTTAGCGGATGCATGGTCAGTAATTGAGAATGAACAATATCATTATATCGCACAACCTTATATTGATGCAACTAATTTAGGTGAAATTGAAGACGAACTTGAAACTAGATTTAAACCGTTAATTGATAAACAAGGACATGGATTTACTGCTGTTCGTGGTACTCAAGCAAGTTGTACAACTCTTGGCAATAGTCGTAATTCACCACATAATACAATTATGGGTGCTTATGATTCTCCAACCGCTCCTGAAGAATGGGCAGCAGCTCTTTGTGCTCAGGCAGCCTTTAATTTAAATAACGATGCAGCAAGACCATTACATTATTTAAAATTAAGTGGTATATTGTCACCTCCTGAGGTTAATAAGTTTACACAAACAGAAAGGAATACTTTGCTTTATGATGGGATTGCAACATGGTTAACAGATACTAGCAATAATATTTTAATTGAAAGATGTATTACAAGTTATCAAAGTAATGCAGCAGGTATTCCAGATCCTAGTTATCTAGATATTCAGACACTTGCAACACTTGGCGAAATTAGATTCCAATTTAAATCCAGAATGGTTACAAGATTTGTTGTGCCTAGATTTAAATTAGCAAGTGATACTTTCCCAGCACAACCGGGAATGAAAGTTGCGAGACCTAAAGATGTTAAAGCTGAAATTATTGCTCTCTTTACATCACTTAGGGATATTGGACTTGTTGAAAATTTAGATGAGTTTGTTGAAAATTTAGTAGTAGAACGAAATGCAACAGATGTTAATAGAGTTGATGTATTATTACCACCTGATTTAATTAATCAGTTTCGTATACTTGCCGGTCTTTTACAATTTGTTTTATAATAGGAGTTTATAATGAAAATTACAGGTAGAGTTGAAGTATTAGTGAATGGAAATTTATTATTAAATAAAGCTGGTGCTGTTGCATCAGGAGTTGGTATTTCTGGTGAACCTAATTTTGAAAGAGAAGCAATTAATGGAGATACAGGTCTTCATGGATTTGTTGAAAAACCGGTTAATGCAATGCTTGAGGTTACTGTCTCAGATAGAGACGATGTATCACTTTCAGAGATAGCAGCGATTAATGGTGATGGAACAGTTATTTTCAGATCCGCAGGTGGTGGTAAATCTTATACAATGCAAAATGCAACGTGTACAGAAAACTTTTCTATTACTGGCGGTGAAGGTGAAACAACTATTAAATTCATCGGCGCATTTTGGACTGAGGCTGTTCAATAATGCCAGAATTTATTGAAGTAAAATTAAAATATCCAATAAATGTAAAAGCATCAAACGGTAGTATCCAATCTTTGGATACTATCAGGCTGGGTAGATTAAAAGCAAAACATTTAGAACTTTTACCAACTGGATTAGATCCTGAAAATGCTAAAATTGAACCAAAACAAATGATTCCATTAATCGCAGGATTAGCAGGATTGACAATTGAAGAGATTGGTGAACTCGATTTTACTGATATGATGGAACTTGCAAATAAACTTACGGAGCTCATGGGGGAGTTCGAGTCCCAGCCGATTGGCGACAATTGATCTGGGTCATTGCTTATACATTTCATTTTCCAGAACAAGAAATATGGGAAATGGATATGGAAAAACTTATATTTTGGTCAGATGGTGTTGACCAAATTAATCGATGGAAAAATCCTAAGGAAAATTAATGGCTGCAAAAGTTTTTGACTTATCCGTAATACTTACTGCAATAGATAACATCTCAGCTCCTTTAAATAAAGCTAGTCAAAAATTAAATAAATTTTCAAGTAAGGCTGGTAAATTAAGTAAAAAAATGAAAGGTATGGGTGACAAGTTAACAAGAAATGTCACTTTGCCGATTGTTGCGATGGGTGCATTATCGTCAAGAACTTTTATGAAGTTTGATGATTCTATGAAAGCCGTTCAGGCGCGTACAGGAGCCACAGGAAAGGACTTAAAGAGATTAACGGACGCAGCCAAAGAAATGGGTCAAACAACTCGTTTCCGTGCAAGTGAAGCAGCCGAGGGGATGAATTTTTTAGCTATGGCTGGATTTGATACTAATAAAATTATCAAATCAATGCCTGCTATGCTTGATTTGGCAGCAGCATCGTCAATGGGACTTGCTCAAGCTGCTGATATGACTTCTGATATAATGAGTCAATTTAATTTAAAAGCGGAAGATTCGGCAAGAGTTTCAAATGTTTTAGCAAAAACAAGTAATAGAACAAATACCGATGTTTCTCAAATGTTTGAAGCATTTAAATTTGCTGGTCCTGTATTTGCTGGGCTTGGAGTTTCAATTGAAGAAACAGCAACTATAATTGGTTTACTTGCTGATAAAGGTCTTAAAGGTGGAATGGCTACAAGAGCATTAACAACCGCTTTTACGAAATTATCAAAGCCAAGTAAAGATGCTTTTTTATTAATGGAAGAACACGGAGTTAAAGCATTTGATTCTCAAGGCAAATTTAAGGGTGTGATTAATGTCCTTGGAGAAACCGAAGAAGCCATGAAAGGAATGACTGAAGAGCAAGCACTTGCATTTAAAAGTACAATCTTTGGCTCTGAATCTTTAAAATCATTAAATGCATTATTAGATACTAATAAGAAAATAATGGTTGATGGAAAAGAAGTTAATTTAAAAGGTACAGCAGCATTAAGAGGTTTTAATAATGAATTAATAAAATCAAAGGGTTTTGCAAAGAAAACTGCTGAAATTATGGAGTCTGGTTTTGGTGGATCAATGCGTAGAATGTTTTCAGCAGTTGAAGGATTTGCAATTACTATTGGCAAAATATTAGCACCGATGATAACAAAGGTTTCTGAAAAAATAATTAAGCTTACTAAATGGTTTAATAAACTTTCACCAAGTACAAAATCTATGATCGTAAAAATTGCATTACTTGCAGCTGCACTTGGGCCTGCTTTAATTATTATGGCAAAATTAATAACAGTTCTTCAAACTATAGCAGCTGCGATGGCTTTTTTATTAGCCAATCCGATGGTATTGATTGTGGCAGGAATTGCATTATTAATTTTTGGTATAACAAAATTAGTTTTGTTTTTAATCAAAATAGAAAGGAAATCGAAATCAGTATCAAGATTTTTTCAAAGACTTGGTGACTCAATAATAAAATTAGCTGATTGGTTTAAAAAATTGCCACTTCCATTAAAAGCATTAATTGGAGCATTTGCTCCATTTTTAGCAATACCATTAACTTTAATAGCAAATTGGGAAAAAGTTGAAGAAACAATTTCAGAAACAATTGATAAAATTAAAGGTTTAGATTTAGGCAGTAAAATTAAAACTTTTGGTGGTGGTATTGCTGAAAAAGTCACTGGTTTCTTTGGCGGAAATAAAAGTCAAACTGATGTTAATATAACAGTTAGTGCAGAAAGTGGCTCTAGTGCTAAAGTTACAAAAGTAAAAAATAAAAATGGAAATCTTAATTTAAAAAATAAATCTGGTGGTGATTTCGGCAAAACTCTTGGCGGTGTTGCAAGATGAGTTGGCGAGATAATTTACAAGACGCATCTTTTCGTGGTGCTGCTTTTAAAGTTAATACTTCAAGTCGTGGAGTAGGTAGACGAACTCAAGTCCATAATTACATAAATAGAGATGAACCGTTTTCGGAAGATTTAGGAAAAGCTGTTGATAGTTTTTCAATTGAAGCTTATATAGTACAAAATTCTGATAATGATTTTAATTATTTTGCTGAAAGAGATGCATTAATTGATGCTTTAAAAAGTAAGGGATCAGGTATTTTAATACATCCTTTTTATGGTACTAAAAAAGTAAATATATCTGGACAGGCTAATATAACAGAAACATTTAATCCAGGTGGTATTGCTAGAATTACAATGTCATTTACGGAAGCTGGTAAAAGGGCATTGCCGGGAAAAGTTGGTGATTTTTTAAATAAATTAGATAGTAAAGTAAATGAAATTTATGATAAAGTTGGTGATTATTTAGCATTGGTATATGAAACACCTGGAATATTTACAGACAAAATTAGCAGTGCGGTTACAAAAACAATGTCACTTGCTCAACAAACTATTAACGGTGTAAAATCTATACCAACACAATTAATTGATGAAGCAGCAAAAAATATAAGTTTAGTAAAGGGAACTGTTAATGATGTAATAAATTTACCAAATGATTTATATAACGGAATAAAAAGTTCTACAAATAATTTAGCTACTGTTTGTGGAATGGGAGAAAAGATAAAAGAAGAACAAACAGCAAGTCAAGGTACTCCCGGTCAAAATGATGTTGTTGTTTCTGATAGGGTAACTGATAATTATATAAATCTTTTATCGATAACAACTCCAATTATTGGCGGTGAAACAGGAAGTTATTCTGGAATAAGTAGAGGAGAAAATGTTGAATTGGATGGCAGTTCAGTTCCAAGAGAAACAGGAATTTCAGCAATTAATGAAACGATAACAACTATTAATGATTTTAATACCGATGAATTTACGGTTACTCCTTTCGCTCAACAAAATAATGTTGTTACAATTTTTGAAATATTTAAATTAAATTTATTAACAGTTGCTTCACGAATTGCATTAAGAACAGCTTATAATTCACAAGATGAAATAATTAGTTTTAAAGAAAAATTATTATTAACATTTCAAAGTGTTTTAGAATCTTTAGGTGATGCAGCAGCAGAAGGATCTAATGCAGTTGGTATTGGAGATGGTGAAATTCAAATTGCTAATAAGGAAATTTATGAATCTGTTGAAGAATTAAGAAACGTTTTTGCAGATGGTATGGATAATTTAGCAGAGAAAATTCCAAATCTTATTAATTATGATGTACCACCATCAGGTAAAAATACACTTGTTTTAGCTTATGAATTATATGGAGATCATAGTAGAAGTAATGATATATATTTAAATAATAAAAATGAAATTAGAAACCCAGCTTTTATTCAAGCTGGGAATACAATAAGGGTTTTAAGTGAGTGATAATCCAACAATTTCTATTATAGTAGAAGGCACAGATCTAACAGATTCTTTTGAAGAATTTTCTGTTTATATGAGCATGGAAACTATTTCTGGTGGGATAAGTATTACAACTACTGATTTTAATCCTGATATTGTTAGAAATTGGGATATTAAAATTGGCGATCAATATGAATTTAAAATAAATAATGAAACAGTTTCAAAAGGATATATTGACGAATTTGAAATTAATGAAGATGAAGAACAATATAATATAACTTTTTCTGGTAGAGATAAAACAGCAGATTTAATTGATTGTCATTATGTAAAAGAAGATCAGGAAGGAAGCTGGGAAGATTTAACAAATTTAGGAATTATTAAAAGATTATGTGAACCGTTTAATGTAACTGTTAAATATGATAAAAGTGTTAGTAAAGTTTTACTTGATAAACCGGAAAGGAAATTTACATCAGACCAAGCAACTAATGTAATTGATTTAATAATGAAAGCATGCACTAAAATTGGAGTATTACCAATGTCAATTGGTGATGGCAATTTGACTTTAACAAAGTCAACTAGTACAAAAATTTTTACTGATTTATTAGATAAAAATATGGTAAAGAGTAGGAATATTTTATATTCTGATAGGGATAGATTTTCTAATTATTTTACTAAAGGACAAAGTGAAGGAACTGATAGTTTGAGAAGATTAGGTTTACTTTCAGGTGTAGGCAATGAAAAACAAATAAAAGATGATTATTTTGGCAATAGATACCGTCCATATATGCTTTTATTAGATGATAGTGTTAAAGATAAAGATTGTGAACAGAAAGCAATATTTGAAAAAAATTCAAGGGCTGCAAATTCAAGACAAATAGAATTTGTTTTACAAGGTGTAACAAGTGCGGAAACTGGCAGAGTTTGGAGACCTAATTATTTAGTCAATATTAGTGATCCAATGTTACCAACTCAAGAACTACTTTTAATCTCAGAAGTTCAATTATCTGGGAATAGTGAGGGTGGTTTTGAAACTACTTTAAAATTAATTGATAAAAAAGCTTATTCCTTAGAAGAAAACGCAAAAGTAAAAACGGAAATTGACTCATGATTTCAATTAGAGATTTAGAACGAACATTTAATAAATTAAGAGTTAAAATTATGCTCTTAATGTCACGTGGTATTTTAGATAGTATTGATAATGAACCGAAAACCCAAAATATGAAAATAACTTGTTTAAAAAATGAAACATTAAATAAAGTTGAGCGATTACAAGAATTTGGTTTTGAGTCGTATCCACCTGCTGATGGTGATACAGAAGTTTTAACTTTATTTATCAACGGTACTCGTGATATTGGTATAGTTATAAAAGCACATAATCGAGAATTAAGACCAACAGATTTAGAAGAAGGTTCAAGCTGTCAATGGGGAATGGATTCAGATGACGGTAATAATAATAGAATAACTATTAAACCCACTGATAATACAATTGAAATAAAAACTCATGATGATAATAATATAACAATCGATTCTAATGGTATAATTATAACAGATTCAAATGGAAATGTAATTGATATGAAAAGTGATGAAGTTGAAATTAATAGTAATTTTAAGGTGCTTCAATAATGAGTTATAAAGAAATTGCAAATGAAGATCATACAGCAGAGGCAACTGGAGCAGCATGGACTCCAAATGGAAGCTGGTCAACAGATTATTCCACTAAATGTAAAGCAACAGGAAAAAAGATATTAAAAAATAATTTAGGATGGACACCGTCAGGGTGTACATTAGCATCATATACATGGATAAGTGGTAGTAGTTCTGGAATAGATGCGACTGCTTCAAAAGTAAAATGTGAAAATGAAAAACCACATAGAAAAGGTGATACTGGATCTTGTACTGGTATTTTTAATTTAACAGCTAATCCGTTTACACCATTGACATGTTCTTGTTCTCTTGAAATAAAAGATGCTGGACAGACAAAAGTTTTAGGCAAATAATAAATGGCAACTGATATTAGATTAGAATTTAATGAAGACTTTTTTGAAGGTGATGTTGTATTAGGTAATGGAGATCTTGAAACTGATAAAGGTCTAGGCACAGCCGTTTTAATGAGTTTGTTTTCAGATAGACGAGCAGATGAATCGGATAAATATGATAATGATGATCCAAAAGGTTGGTGGGCTGATGCTTTACTTCCTAATGCAGGTGACTCTTTTGGGTCTAGATTGTTTTTATTGAATCGTGCTAAAGCACTTCCAAATACTGAAATAAAAGCTCAGGAATATATTTTTGAAGCTCTTGAATGGTTAATCGATGACGGCATTGCAGAAAGTATTGATGTTGATACTTTTACTTTTGGATATAATTATAATAAAAGACTTGGTGCTGTAGTTAAAATTTATAGAACACAAGAAAATGATTTACAATTAAAATTTAATGACTTATGGAGTAATACTCCAACAATAGGAGAGATCAGTGCCATTTAACAGACCATCTTTGACAGATATAATCGAGAGAATACAATCAGACTTTAGTAATAGAGTTGAAAACGCAAAAACATTTTTAAGACGTAGCTTTTATATTGTTATGTCTTATGTTTTAGGCGGTGCAATATATTTATTGTACGAATATATTCAATACGTAAAAGATCAGTTATTTATTACTTATGCGGATGCTGAATATTTAGAAAGGCATGCAGCAGAATATGGACTTTTTAGAGATTCAGGAACTAAAGCAAATGGAACTGTAACATTTACAGGAACGGTTGGAACTGTAATACCGGCTTTTGTTGAATTAATAACAGATGATGGGTTAATATATAAAACAACAGTTTCTTCTACTATTGGAGCTGGTGGAACTTCGACTGCAACAATACAAGCATCAGAGGTTGGTATTGAATATAATCAAGATGCTGGATTAATATTAAGTTTCCTTTCACCTATTGCAAATATTGATAGTAGTGCAACTGTAGATTCAAATGCATTAACAGATGGTGAAGATTTGGAAACTGATGATTTATTTAGAGCAAGAGTTTTAAAAAGAAAAAAATTACCACCTCATGGAGGTAATGCAAATGATTATGAGACGTGGGCTCTTGAATTTTCAGGAGTTACAAGAGCGTGGTCAATACCAGAATATAATGGTATCGGTACAATCGGATTAGTCACTATTAAAGATAATGAAAGTGATATTTTCCCAAATGAAAGTGAACGTGAAGAGATAAGAGTTTATATTGTTTCACACACTGATTCATTTATTGGAAAAGAAGTAGGAATACCTGTCACTGCTGAACCTGGATTTTTTATAATTAATGCACAAGCACTTACAATGAATTTTAATTTAAATATTTACCCAAATACTACTGCAATTCAAAGTTCAATTGATAGTAAACTTTCTGATTTAATTATACAATCTGGTGGCCCAGAGCAAAATATAAGTATATCACAAATGTATGAATCGATAATGAGTGCAGAAGGTATTATACGGGCTACTATAACAAGTCCAACAGATGATACAACTGCAAATGTAAATGAAGTACATGTTCTTGGTACAACAACTTATAGTGATTATTAATAATGGCAAGAACAGCAGCACAACATAGAGAGGTTTTAAAATCGCTTTTACCACCTGGTAAAATATGGACACGTAGTCCTAATTCTATTTTGCATAAAATTATGTATTCATTAGCAGAAGAATTTGCAAGAGTAGAAGCCAGAGTTGATGATCTTTATAATGAAAAAGATGTAACAACAACAACAGAATTATTAGAAGAACATGAACTTGATTATGGTTTACCAGATGTTGGAGATTCAATAGCAAGTACAAATGAATTAAGACGTGAAGAACTTGAAAGTAGTTTATTAAAACTTGGCCAACAATTTCAGCAATATTATATAGATATAGCAACAGCACTTGGTTATACAATTACTATAGAAGAATTTTCACCTTTTTGGGCTGGTTTACAAACTGCAATTGATAGATGTGGAGATCAAAATAATATTTTTTGGTGGATGGTCTGGATTGATCTTGATAGTGTTACGTATCCATCAGAAGTTAATATTACAAAATTAATGAATAAAATTAGGTCAACGTCACCCGGACATACTCATCCTATTTTTGGATTTGAAGGAGCTGGATTTTCTCGTGGTTTTTCTCGTGGTTTTAATTCAATTCCTCATTATGATAATAGCTGGGATCTTGGCGGTTTTAATCCCGGATTTTCAAATGGTTTTGCAAATAATGTTGATTATGATGGAAATAATTTTATTGGTGGTTTTAGTCAAGGTTTTAATATTGGTTTTAATCGTTATTCAGGTGGCGGTTTTACAGATGGTTTTAGTTTAGGTTTTAGTAGACAACATTAAAAAAACATATTATAATATAAGAACAGGAGAAAAAAATGTCAGATACTCAAAGAACAAGGGCGCAAATATTAGCTTTATTTGCTGATAATGTTACAGGACAAATTTCAGAGCAAGATTTAAGAGATTTTACAGTTACAATGATGGAAAGTGAATTTGCAAATCCAGGTGATTTTTTTGCAAAGCCACAAGCAAAATATATTACAACTGATAAAACAGCAAAAGGTTACAAAGAATATTCACAATATATAGGTTCTGATTGTTCATGGATGAATATTATGTATCAAGATCAATCTACTGGTTATTGGATGCGAGCAGATGTAGCTGATAGTACAAAAACTGGTAGGCTCGGTTTAGCAATGGATAGTTATTCTTCTGATGTAAGTACTGGTCAAATTTTAATTGAAGGTATTGTTTATGATTCTTCTTTTAGTACAGTTTTTAGTCGTTTAATTGGACGGCCTATTTATTTAGATTCTGGTGTACCTGGAAGTATTAGCATTGGTCAAACTGCAAATTCTGAATTAATAGTCGGTTGGATTGCTCATTCAGATGATGCTGGTGGATCTGCAATTGGAAAATTTTATTTTAGACCAGACTGGGCAATAAAAGGTATTTAATAAATGCATCGAATTGAAGGTGCTAATAATATAAAAGATTCTGCTGGAAGGTTACAATTTACAGATGGACCTCCGGCAACTACAGTTCCGGCTGCATGGCTTAATTCTGTACAAGAAGAAATTGCAAATGTTATTGAATTGGCTGGACTTAATTTAAATGCAGCTGGTAATGATACAAGGACTCAATTATATGAAGCATTCATTTCTATAATGAGTGATATTGTTACTGAGGCAAGTTTAGGTGAATTTTTAGAAATAACAACAAACACTGATGCTTCAAAAAATAAAAATTATATTACAAATCATGCATCAAATAAATTAGTAATTACATTACCAAGTGATTTAACACAAGGTTCTTTTAATGGTATTTATGGAAAAGGTGCAGCTGGTTGGATAATTAATGGTGATTATATTTTTTATGGTTATAAAAAATTATTATATTCTAATTTATATAATGATAGTATAAGATTAATAGCTATTAGTTCTACCGAATTAAAAATTGATTATAGATTTACACAAAAACCCGAACAAGAATTTTATGGCTTTTTTGGTGGTGGTCAAGATATTGGAGCAAATGATCTTGATTTTATAGATCATATAGATATGACTGTTTTGTCAGGTAATGCAGGAGATAAAAGCGATCTTACTGTTGCAAGAAGAGCTTTAGGCGGTATCACAGGAATACAATATGGCTTTTTTGGTGGTGGTCTTCTTTTCGGAGCAACTCAAAATGTAATAGATTATATTGATGTAACAACACTTAGTGGTAATGCAATTGATCGTGGTGATCTTAGTGTCGCGAGATATTTATTAACAGGTGTTTCTGGTATTCAATATGGTTTTTATTGTGGTGGTACTGGTGGTGCTAATAATGTTATTGATTATATTGATGTTAGTGTTACAAGTGTTATAAATGCAATTGACCGTGGAGACCTTAGTGTTGCAAGAAATAGTGTAGGTGGTACTTATGGATTTCAATATGGTTTTTTAGCTGGTGGTGGTGGTTTTGATACAATAGATTATATTGATATAACATTATTAACAGGAGATGCAACGGATCGTGGTGATATTACTGTTGCTAGAAATTATTTAGCTGGTGTTTCTGGTATACAATATGGCTTTTTTGGTGGTGGTAGTGGTCCTAGTAATGTAATTGAATATATTGATAACACTTTAACAACAGGTAATGCAACTGATCGTGGTGATCTTACTGTGGCTAGAGGTCAATTAGCTGGTGTTTCTGGTATACAATATGGCTTTTTTGGTGGTGGTAGTACAGGTGCAGTTAGTAATGTAATAGATTATATTGATATGTCATTATTAACAGGTAATGCGACAGATCGTGGTGATTTACAAGGTACTAAACTTGAACTAGCTGGATTATAAAAAATATTAAAGTTTCTTACATATTTGTCGATAATATAGTATAATATATACACACAAAAAAACAAGGAAAAAACAATGAAAAAAAATATTATAATATTATTAATTTTTTCTATATCAACATTATTTTGTTGTTATAAAAAAATAGAAACAATAACATTTTCACAATCTGATTTTGTTAATATGTTACATCCAAAAACATTAACAAAAGTTGAGATTTTTTCAAATAGAATAAATAATAAAATTAAATGTAATTTATATTATCTTTTACCAAGAGGTTGGATGAAATATGATAGAATAAATAAAGAATATTTTAATTTTATGATGAAAATTATTCCAACAAATATTATTCTTTATAGAGATAAAATTAAAAAAAAATAAAATTTAGGCATATCAAATGAGTATTATAGATAAAATAAAACAACAATCTTATGAAGGTTCAAATAAAAAATTTAATGAATTAAAAAAATCATTTTTAGAAATGAGCCAAATTAAATCCGAATTTGATATGGAAAAATTAACTGGAAAAAAAAATGGTAATTTTGTAGCACATAATTACCATTTTTTAATTCGTCAATATTCCTTAACACTTGGTGAAGTACGCAGAATGTATCTTGACAAAGAAGAAAAAATTAGGCAAATTGAAGATTTAAAAAAAATGGAAACAGAAAGATTTAATGATGAAACTGGCAATGTGAAATATGTTGATATAGAAATCAACAGACTTGAAAATCAAATTGACCAACTTGAGTTAGATATTGCGAATAAAGCATATAGGTGTGATTATTATGAAAAATTAAGATTAAAATTAATTGAAATTAATAATAATAAAGAGCCAACAAATGAAGAATATCAAAAAGAAGAGCCTGATTATATTAAATGGGCATTAGAAAAAGAAATGTATCATGATTTGGTTAGTCGTCAAACTGGTTTAAGGATTGGTGTACTTGATAATATTGAAATGTTAGAGGATAAACCATTGTTAAATAATAATTTTCAAAGGTTAATTGATAAAAAAATGGATTTAGAAAAATTTCAAATAGATTTTAAAAAAAATCAAAAATTAGATAATTTTTATGATAATAAAAAATGCATAGAATAGAAGGTGAAAACCATATTAATGTAGATGGTGATTTTCTTTTTAAAGAGCAACCACCATCTACAAAATTACAAGCTGCATGGCTTAATTCTATACAAGAAGAAATTGCATATATTATTGAGACAATAGGTGAACAATTATATTCTGCTTCAAATGATTTAAACAATCAATTATCAAGCAATTTGGAAGATTTTTTTAATTTTTTTTATACTTTTGAATATTTTATAAAACTATATAATCAAAGAACTGATACAATAACAGCTGATCAATTATCAAGTGCAAATAGAATATATATAACAAATTCAACAAATAGACTTGAAATTGAAATACCATCTACATTTTCATTAGGACAATTTGTAAAAGCTGAGGGAAAAGGAGCTGGCGGTTGGAAAATTAAAGGAAATTTTGTTTTTCTTGGTTATAAGAAATATTTATTATCAACTAATTTTAATGATAAAATTACTTTAATTTTTGCAAATGATAATTCAATTGTTATGCAAGATAATAATTTTGAATATATTAAACAATTAGGTTTTTTTGGTGGGGGAGAAGATCCAGTAGATAAAAACGAAATAGAATATATTGATATGTCAATAATTTCAGTTGTAAATGCCGTGGATCGTGGGGATCTTACTGTGGCTAGAGCATTTTTAGCTGGAGTTTCCGGAATTCAATATGGATTCTATGGTGGGGGTGATATAGTTGGTGTTGCTAATAACACAATAGATTCAATCGATACAACATTAACTACAGGTAATGCGATAGATCGTGGAAATCTTACTGTAACTAGAACAGGATTATCCGGGATATCTGGTATTCAATACGGATTTTTTGGTGGAGGAGATTCAGGAGGATTCAAAAATGAAATAGACTATATTGATATATCAATTGTTTCAGTTGTTAATGCTGTGGATAGGGGGGATCTTACTGTGGCTAGAAGTGTTTTAGCCGGAGTTTCCGGAATTCAATATGGATTCTATGGTGGGGGATGGACTGGTGCAAGTAGAAATGAAATAGAATATATTGATATGATAGTAATATCAGTTGTTAATGCCGTGGATCGCGGGGATCTTACTGTAGGTAGAAGAGAAATAGCTGGAGTTTCCGGAATTCAATATGGATTCTATGGTGGAGGAGAATCAGCAGGATACAGAAATGAAATAGATTATATTGATACGACAATTGTTTCAGTTGTTAATGCTGTGGATAGGGGAGATCTTGTTGTTGTTAGAGGTGGTATGGCAGGAATATCAGGAAGCCAATATGGTTTCTTTGGTGGGGGATATAGTGGTGTTTATCGAGATGAAATCGATTCAATAGATATAATATTAACTACAGGTAATGCTATTGATCGCGGAAATCTCACTGTGGCAACATCGGTTTTGGCCGGAGTTTGATAAAATTATTTTATATTATTTAATTTTTCTTTAGCTTCTTTACTGCTTGGAAAAACTTTTAGATATTTTTCATAACATTTTATAGATTCCTCTTTCATACTTGCTTTTTCATATAATTCACCAAGTTTTAAATATATATGATCGAATTGTTCTGTTTTGCTTAAAACTTCTTTAATTTCTTTTATACCTTCCATAGAATCGATATTTAATAATACAATTCCTCTTTCATATTGTAATCTTAAATTTTCCGGATAATCTTTTACAAGGTCATTATAAAAGTCTAAACTTTCATCAAAATTTTTTATATGATGTAATGTTGTAGCAACACCCCATCTTGCAGAAAATTCTTTGGGTAAAATATTAATTGCTTTTTTTAAAGTTTTTATTATTTCATTAAAATCTATTTTATTAATATCTGTTTCGTTTTTTGTAGAGCGAATTAATTTAGTATATTTAATTAATTTTTCTCTTTTATCGTATGATTCTTTTGCTTCTTTTATTTTGTTTTCTCTTAAATCTATACATTTATTTATAATTTTTTTATCTATTTCAAATGCTTCATCTATAGGATGTAAATTATATTGTAATAATGGAAAAGCAAAGTTTCCAGTTTCTAAATATTTATTACATTTATCAAAATCAATTTCAATTTTTTCTTCTTCTTTATTTAATAATAAACTTTCGTCTTTTGTTTTTATAAACTTTTGTAATAGTTCTAAACTTTCTTTATAAATTCCTAGTAATCTTATTGCCGATTCTTTTGCAGCTTCCAAAATTATAATATTCCTTTCTGTTCTTACTTTCCTATTTTTAGCATTCTTAAATAAATTTTTTGTTTTTACATTAAACTTTCTTGAGTAAATTTCTCTACTTGTTTTATATATATGCATTCCTACAAGTTGAATTTTTTTAGCTATCGTTTGAGCTGCATCAGAATATTTTTTATTTTCTTTAAATATTTTTTCTAATTTATTATTATCTGCTTGTACATTTTTTTGATTTAATTTATTAGCTGTATTAATACCTTTTATACAGTTTATTTTTAAATCTTCAAGCATTTTAATTTCTTTTTCTAGTAATGGTATTATATTTTCAATTTCTTTTTCAGATTCATTAATTAAAGATAAAAAAGGTTTTAATATATTTTTATCTTTTTTAAAGCCATTTTTTTCAATAAACATTCTTAAACTTAGAATTTCAGTATTTTTAATATTCGCGCCACCTTCTGTACAATTATATATTTTAATATCTTTTAATTGTGAAATTATATTTTCAAACGCTATTATAAAAGAAGCAAGACCCATATTTGTTGGTAGAATTTTATTATTTATTTTATCATTAAAATATGCTTCAACTTTTTGAGTATATCCCATTGAATTTTCAACATCTTTTAAATGTGAGTTTGGATCGTCGATTTTCCATTTAATAGTTCCGTTTTCATTGTATTCAATTTTTCCCGAAGCATCTGCAAGTTCTATATGAGATCTATTTCCTTCATATGCTAAGTCTTGACCGATTATACCTATATTATTGCAACCTAAATGAATGGCTAAACCAAGGCAGAAATGAGAAACGGAACCGCCTTGTAATAAAGAGCCTTTTTTTGACATATAATGTGCTACAGTTTCAGGAAAAGCGATAGTATCAGACATTGCGATAAATTTATCACCTTTCCATTTTTTTAATATTGGTGCATATGTTCTATTTAGTGCTACTAAAGGAACATCTTTAATATTGAACAATCCATTAAAATGCTCCATATTTGTTTTTCCATAGTCTACAGTACAAATAAAATCGGGTTTTATATCATAAGATAATAATGCTCTTAATGCCTGTGCTACAGCTATTATAATAACTTTTTCTTTATTTTCTTTAAGTATATGTATATTTTTATTTAATGATGGCCCAGTTGAAACAATAACGGCTGTTTTATTTTTAAATAAATCTTTTAATTCGTTTATTCCGCGATGTCTAATAACATATGGTAAATTTTTAATATCATTTTCAGCTATTATTGTACCGGCTCCCATAACAGTACCGACATTACATTGAATTTGATTTACCATATCTCTAATATAAGAAATAGTTTCAGCGTATACTTCTGGTAATAAGTTAGTATACTGTTCACTTAACGTAAACCAATTTTGGATTACTAGATTTGATTCTATAACTGATAATGAATAGCTAATTATTTTATTTTCTGGTTTAATAAATACTAGAGTATTATTCCTTAAATATTTTGATACATCATAATTACCTAAAAATAATTTTAAAAAAAATGGTTCATTTTCTACAACAAGAACAATATGATCTTTCTCTTTATTTAATAATATTTTATATAAAAATTCTCCAAGTCCTATTCCTGAAAAAATAGTAATATTTTCTTTTAATATTTCATTCTTTTTTATATTATCTAATAATTGATTATAGGCATCTATATTATAAGCATTATTTATTTTATCACCTTTTTTAATTTGAAAATTATCTTTAGTTCTGATAAACCATTTCGGCTTATTAGAATTTTCTATAATTGGTAAATATTCTTTATTGATTTTTTTTAGTTCTATAATATTTTTTTCAAAGTGGTTCATTGCTTAATTCCTTGCTAAGGTCATTTATTTTTTTATCGTTATTTGTAATATTGGTAAATATTTTTTTAGCTTCGTTTGGAGCATATTTAAATGCTAGTCTAAGAATATTCATCCAACATTTATTATTTTCAGTTCTTACTTTTTGTATTTTATTAATTATTTTATCATAATTTTTTGATGGTTTACTTTCATCTTCTTTAATGTATTGAACATGTGTTGTTGGTTTATTACTAAAGTCAGTAACACATAAATATGCAGAATGTAAACCTATAGTTTTTTCATAAGCATAATTTATTATTTTTTTTAATTGTTTTAAATCTTGATTAGATAAATCATAAATATGTTCTAATTCTTCATAACTACATGGTGTTGTTTTTACAAGTTTAAGTAATTCTTTATTTTTTTTATTATTCATTCTTTTTATAGTTTTTTTCATAATATTTTTTTCATCTTTATTAAAACAAACATCACAACAATCATGTAACATTTTCATTTCATATAGATTTTTTTTCTTTTTACATATTTGACAAATATATATTTCGTTTTTATTATTCATGTTTTACATATTCACGTCTGGAAAATATTTACTTGCTTCATTTAAATAATCTTTATCTTTAGGTTTTACACCTTCTTTGATATTTCTTAATTGTTCATCAGGATCAATTGGTTTCCATTCTTCTTTTTCTATATTATTTTCATATCTAATTTTAGTAATACCATATTCAAAAATGTTAACATATTTTCCATTTAAAAACATTGCATCAATAAATTCACCTTCTTTTAAAAACTTAAGTTTTTCAAATATTTTTTGCATACCGATATTAGTTGAAGAAGTCCCCGACCAAATACGATGTAAATTAAGGTTATTAAAACCATGTTCAATTATTGCCTTACAAGCAAGTGTTCCTATTCCTTCACCATAATAACTAGTTTCACCAATAATAATTGCTAATTCAGCAGAGCGATTAACCCAGTCAAAACGTTGTAACGTTACATTGCCAATATGTATATTTTCTTTGATGTCAATAATTGCAAAACATAATATCTTATTATGTTTTATATCATTAAAAAAAGATTCCATTTCATTATCATTTTTTGGAAATAACCCATGTGAATTGTTTTTAATAACTTCTTTATTTTCACACCATTTATAGTAATTACTTGATATATTATCAGAACTAACAGCAATACATTTATTAAATGGTATTAATGTAAATTTTTTATTAAGTTCTATTTTTATTTTATTCATTATTTATTCTCCATAATATTTATTTTTTATTTAAAGATTTTTTTGCTCTATAATAATAAGAATAAGTTAATATTCTATTGAATTTATATTCATCAGTCATTTTTTTAATCTCAATTGGATTTCTTTTATTAGTTATATTATAAATTCTTAAACAATTATAACATTTTAATATTTTATCAGGTGTTTTACATTTTAAATTAGTATCGCAATCACATTTATATTTATATATATTACGTTCTTTACTAATCAAGATCATAAATCTCAGTACTTTTTATAGTTTTATAAATTTGAATTTCATTTAAAAAAACATTATCACCACTATGATAACAAAAAGCATCTTGATTAATTTTATTAACTCCTATTTTGAAATATGATTTTTCTCCATTTATTATTTTTTCAGTAAAATGGCTTTCTTCATTTGTTATTAAATGTTCATGGATTTTTTCACCATCTCTAATTCCTATCTCTTTTATTTTGCAGCTTGGCCCTATAACTTTGGCAATATCTGTAATTGCAGCCGACGGCATTTCTGGTATAAAAATTTCTTGACCTTTCATTATTTTAATTTTATGAATAATAAATTCAGCAACATCATCAAGTTTAATCCAAAATCTAGTCATTTTTTTATCAGTTATATTTAATATTCCTGTTTCTTTTTGTTTTCTGAAAAGAGGAACGACAGAACCACGACTACCGATTACATTCCCATATCTGCAACATGAAAATGTTGTTGTATGTGGTGAATAAGTATTGCCATGAATAAAAAGTTTTTCTGTACATCCTTTTGTCATACCATAAAGATTAACTGGATAAACTGCTTTATCAGTTGATATATGCATAACTTTTTTTACTTTGTTTTCAATAGCAGCATGAATAATATTAATAGATCCGTTTACATTCGTTTTAATTGCTTCAATTGGATTTTCTTCACAAGCTGGGACTTGTTTCATTGCTGCGGTATTTATAACAATATCAACACCTTGCATTGCTAATTGCATTCGCTTTTCGTCTCTTACATCACCAATTAAATATGATATTTTTTTTGTTCCAAATTCTTTTCTCATTAACCATTGTTTGTATTCATCTCTACTATAAACACGAATACCTTTAGGATTTAATTTTAATAATTTTTTTATTATTATTTTTCCAAGAGAGCCAGTACCGCCAGTTACAAGTATTTCTTTATTTTTCATCTCTTACTCCAAATTCATTTGCTTTTAATCGTAGTCTTTCTTTATTAATATAAATCTCTTTTGAATTTGCTAATTTAATATTATTTGCCATTTTATAAAAATATTTTAAATCAGAAGTATTCCAACAATGACCGTATACTGATTCTCTACCTTTATTATCATTAAGATCATAATGCAATTCTATATACTCAGCACCGTTAAAAATTGAACCTAAAATAACATCTTTATTTTTAGTATGATCTGAATACCCTATATGTCCATGATTTTTCATAATTGATTTAATTGTATTTATTCTTTTTAATGCAGCATTTTCAATTTTTGTAGGGTAATCAGAAACACAATGCATAAAAACATAGTCTCGTATGTTTGAATTAAAATAGACTTTTGCACTAATAACTTCAATTGATTCGTCATTTGATAATCCAAAAGATATCATTAGTTGTTTATTTGATTTAATACAAAGATCTAATAATTCGTCGCGCTCAGAATCGAATGA